AGCATAATCAGGAATCAAGTTTCCATCTTCATCACAATTCCAATCAATTTCAACTGTTTTCCATGGTGAAACTATTGATACAGTTGGTGTTTTAAAAAATACCAAATCCATCACATTTTTAGTTAGTGTTTCAGTCGAAACATACACACCATTTGTTGTATAATTATATACAAATTGGCTTTCTTGATGCTTACGATTGATTCCTTCAATAAACCATGTATTACCTTGACCATACAAAGTACATCCTAAACTATTTAATAATAATTCAAGAATTTCATAAGCGTTTTTACGATTTGGCATTATTTCAACCCAATTAAAAAAACTCAATTCAGTAATCTTGCCATCTAAATACGTAGCGCCATTTACCGCAATTTCATCCCAACGGTAATCCGTTACAGCCGATTCAATTGCAGGTGCAAACACAATATTTTTATCTAGCTTTGTAAAACGTAAACATTCTGCAATTAATTTAATTACAGATGTTTCTTGTTTGTAGTAGCTATTTGGCAAGTAATTACCTTTTAGTAATCCAATACCATCAGTAGCCGTTAAATCGACAAAAATAACGCCGTTATCGTATGGCTCCGAATAGAAATCAGGAAGAAGAAAACCTTCAAATAATAAGTTATTATCTTGATCCTCTACCGTTACTAAATAACGTTTTTCATTTCCTGTATATAAGTGAAAGAATTTACCATCGGTTTTATCGTTCACCATAAGGTTAAACTGAAATTCCGAAGCCATAATAGGCTGGTATTTATCATCAGCACCATTATAGATAAGTTTAGGAGAACCCACAGCAGTGAATTCTTCAATTAAGTTACGATCATTCGTAAACTTATCTATAATTTTTACTATGATATTGGTAATATTCATTATCGTTTTCTACTATTTTTATTTACGGCACGTTCGATAACCAATTCTAAGTCAGAACCAGCTAATCTAAAACCGCCTTCTAAATTTATATTTGTTGCAGCACCCGCGCTATTCATCATACCCCAAAGGTTACTTTGTTGTTTTTGGTTTAAGATTAATTCACCACTATTTACACGTGCTAAAATCTTATCACCATATAAAGAAGTTCCAGGAACCACACCACCATTAGCAAATGCAGGAGCGTTACCACCACCACCTATATTACTTAATGCGGATTTTGCAAAAGTTCCTAAAGCTATCAAAGCAATACCAGCAGCAATAGCCCCAATACCACCAAGCTTAGTAAGAGATTCTTTAATAGCTTCAACAGAAATACCAATACCAATCGCAAGTTTACCCACCTGAATTGCCATATCAGCTAGAGTTCCAATCATAAAACTCCAAATATTCTGAATTGATAAACCACCCGCTAAAGACTGCCCTAACATTTCACCAAAACCATAAGCAAAATTCTCAGCTGTAGATTCCATTATTTCAGCAATACCTTCATTAAATAATCTAGCATTTTCTAACATTAAATATTGATCAGCACTTATAGATATGGCAGCATTTTTAGAAACATCTTGTGTTGCAGCCCAGCTTTGTAACCACGCTTTATTATCTATAGGCTGCAAAGAAAGATTCAAATCTTTTAAAGAAGTTAATGGTTTTTGAAGTTCATCTAGTTTAACCTGAACTTCATCTATTCTTTGCTGATACAATAACCATTCACGATTAGATTCAGCCGTTTTAGATTGTAATTCTTTTAAATCTGAAATTTGTTTTTCAAAATAAGCAGCAGTACCTACTTTTAAAACATCACCTAATTTTTTAGCACCTTTTCCAATTCCAGCAACAACACCTTCTTCAGCACCAGTTTCTACAGAAGTTTTTACTTCATTTTTTAAAATTTCAGTATCAGTTCCTATATATGCAATCTTTTTTCTTGAAAGAGTTCCTTTTATAGCTTCATCTACATTTTTTGAAGTTTCAATAGCAAAAGCCTTAACATCACCAGAAGCTTCTTGCACAAAGCTTTTTACATTATCAACTTGTCCTTTGAATGCGTTTTTTAAAATATCAGGAATAGCTTTAAAATCACCAGTTAAAATAGCTTTAACTAAAGAACCTATACTTTTAAAACTATTTATAATAGTAGAACCTGCTAATTTAAAACCATCAATAATTAATCCAACTACTAATTTACCAGCTGTATATAATTGTTTAAATGATAATATTACATATTGCACCGCACCTCTAACTACCATTGATTCGTTATACAAATCAATAAAATAGTTAACTACATCTACAATTCCTTTTTTTACAGATGACCAATTTTTAACCAAAGCAAAAATTAATAAACCTACACCCGCAATAACTAATCCTATTGGACCTGTCATTGCAGTAAAAGCAATACCTAAACCACTAATACCCGCTGTAATCATTGGAAGTAAAGAAATAAAACCACCAACTGCTAAAATTAATGGTCCTATAGCCGCTAAAATACCCGCTACAACTACAATCATTTTTTGTGCTTCAGGAGAAATATTTTTAAACCATTCTGCTAAATCTTGTAAACCATCTATTAATGGTGAAATAAAATCTAAAATTATACTACCAATTGAATCAGCAAAAGAAGCAATTGAATCTTGCAAAGTTGACATTCTACCTTTAAAAGTTTGCGCCTGTAAATCCATAGCACCGCTAAAGTTTACATTACCAATACCTAATAAATAGTTTTGAATGTCCGTTGCATTTTTTGCAACCGTTTTAGTAACACCTTGAAAAGTAAAAGAAACATTTTCACCTTCCGATTTTGCTTTGATTCCAAATTCTTTTAAACGCTCAAATTCACCAGTACTAGCATCAGCCACCGCTTCAATCATTTGGTTTAAATCTTTTCCTAAAGCAGAAGCCGTATTACCATAAGATGTTAATGCTTCTTCAGATGGATCTAATCCTAAATTTTTAAGTTTAATGAATGCATCTAAAACCTCTTCCATTTGGTAAGGTGTTTCAGCCGCAAAAGATTGTATTTGTTTAAACGCACTATCAGCTGCATCTTGATTTCCTTGAAACGTAGATAGCAAAGAAGTTCGTAAAGTTTCAAAATCAGCAGCAGTTTTAACTGCCATAGCACCCAAACCAAGTATTGGCGCTGTTAAACCTAAAGATAATGAAGAACCAATAGAAGTAAGTTTATCGCCCATTTTAGCAATATCACGCTGTACATTTTGCATCTGCGTGCTAAATTGCTGTAAATCAGCGCTAAACTTAATATTGATACTCGCAAGTGAACCTGCCATAACTTATAGTTTTGTTATGGCTAAAGTAATTTTATAGGTTAACTTTGTTGTGTAACTTTGTTCCGTTTTTAAATAAAAAAAACCAAGATTACTCTTGGTTTTTAGTTGCGTATTTGTTTTGTAGTCCGTGTTCTTTTAATGCTTGTAAATAAGCTTCGTGAGCTTCTTTTTCAGTATCAAAAGAACCTTTATAAATCCTTTTACCTTTAATAGTTATTAATGCATAAAACTTATTACCTGATGGTTTAACTCCTCGTAATTTATTAGCCTTTACAGAATTAAACATATGGCAATTATTTTCCCGCTGGGATATTAATTCTAAATTATTTAAAAAATTATTTAACTTATTTTTATCAATATGATTTACATGTAAATTTGAATTACCTAAAAAAGCAAAAACAACAATTCTATGTATATAATACCTTTTTACCTTATTATCTTTATATAACATTACCGTACAATAACCATTACTTTTAATAATTGGTTTTAATATTTTTTCAGGCAATTTTCTTATAAAATCATTTCTTCCTTTAACTTCTTTATACAAACTTTTAACCCTACCTAAATTAGAAGCTTCATACAACCCTTCATAACCTGGAATAGGTTTCCATATTTCAGTTTCCATATACAACAGTCTTAAAATGATTATACGAATTGTACTTTTTTGGTCCAAAATATTTTTCATACAAACTATTTACATAATTGAAACAATCTTCAACCGATGCAAAGTTTTTTAACATTTCAAAATAATACTGAAAGAATCCTTTTGTAGTACAAATCATTTTCATGATTTTGTTTTCTTCTTGTAATCTTACAATTTCTTGTTCTAATGAAGATAAACGATTCACGTTTACACTTTCAAAAATTTCGAATTTGGTCATAATTTAAATTTTTAAAAATAAAAAAATCGGAGCACTTTACCCGCTGACCAAATTCTTACGAAGAATCTCTAAAACGTCATTATAACGTTTAAACGGTGTGCCCCGATTTTCTATATTACTATATTTTTTCGAGTAAAAGCAATAAAAATGCTCTTCGTAATGTAATTTGGTCATGACAAATATATACATTATTTTTAATATACAAGCTTTTTTATAAAAAAAATAAAAAAAGCCTTTGCATTACACAAAGGCTTTCTCAAGATTAACCAAATTTAAAAAAGAACTAACATGTATTGTTTTTAGCTTTTGCTAAATCTATTTTTTTCCAAAACTCTTTTTGTTCTTGTAATTCCGTTTTTAATTCTTCTGTTGTTTTTTTATTTACGAATTCGATGGTTTCTTTTTCCCAATCGAATGGCATAAAATCTGTTTCGGATGTTTTGTCTTTTAAATGTGGTAAAATTGCCGCATAAGCTATTTTTCGCATGATAATTAAACGTTCTTTAGATTCAGCTTCTTGCTTTCTTCTAAAACCATCTAAGGTGTTTACAAATTGTCGGTAGGTTAACGAATAGAAATAATCAATTTGCAATCCTATTTCACCTAAAGCAATTGTTTCTAGTTCATCCCAGGTTACTTCTTTGCGCTCGTTTTTGTCGGCGCTTTCTGCTTTCCCTGGTCGGTGTTTTGTTTTGGCATTGAAGCTACAATTCCTTCAATAATTTCTTTTAAAACTTCAGGATTAGAAAATACCGTTTCTAAAATAACATTTTTTACACGCAATATAGATAAAGAATCATCACCCGCATTATTTACTGCTGCAATAACAAGGTTTTCGATTAAATCCATAAATTCATACGGAATATCCTCTTTAACGCCATCCAATACCGATAAACGTGCAATAGTTTGGTTTAAGGTTGTATCACCATACACTTCACCTAATTTTCTAAAAAAGCCCAGCCCGAATTTCAGGCTGTAGCTTTTATTATTTAATGTGATATTCATACTATACCGGAACTGTTCCTACTGTATAATCACCACTTCCTTTAAACGATGCATCACCCGTAGCAAAACCACTTGTAGGTGCTGTAAAGTTAATTGATTCAATATAGGCGTTTCCTGTAATAATAATATCACCAGTTGTTCCTGTAGTGAATGCGATTTCAACCTGCGTACCTGCTTTGTGTTTGTTTAATAAAGAAACAAAATCTTCTTGGGAAGATCCTACTGCTTTATCTGCTACTAACATATTAGTAGCCACACCCCAAGTATAATTTCCTGAAACCACTAAGTTACCATCGGTATCTTTAGTAGCAATTTCTTCTAAAGACATAGAAGAATTAAAAGAACATTCCGTACTGTGAAAGATGGTTTCATCATCCACTTTAATACGTAGGTTCTTGCCTTTATAAGCTTGTCCTGCTGCCATTTTTTATAATTTTATTAAGTTGATTACTCCTGCATAAGAGTTGTTTTCTTCTAAGTACTCTACTGTTGAAGATTCGTATTCAAAATTGTTTGAAGCTTTTATAATTTCAATCATCTGATCTGTAAATTGTAAAGCTTCATTGTATTGGTTTTCCTGGAACCAAAAAAACAAAGTAGCACGATATAAATCAGCATCTTTACTTTCGGTTTCTCTACCTTCTAAACTATAGGTTGCAAAAGGAATAACTACATCTTCAGGTGCTATAATAGGATATAAACGCAATCCCATTGTAGCAGCAAATGCGCTATTTTGTGTAAAAAAACTGAATAGTATTTCTGAAAATTCAAACATTATCTACTTAATTTATCGATTCGTTTTTGTATGTAACGCGCTACTTTAGCTTCGGATTCTTGCGTTACTGCTCCTTTTGTTTGTTCGTATGCGTTTTTCATGAAAGGATTTGCTCTAGTTCTACGAATTGCAGCACCATTGTTTGCACCCGCTTTTCGTTTTCGCTTATATCCTTTGTTGTACACATTAAAACCATATTCTACGAAATGACCATACCAACCATCCTGTTTGCCTTTTGCTCTAGGTCCTACATATACTGTAGGGTTATCTTTTGCATTTCCTTTTCTACCTACAATAGTGCCAATAGATTTTTTTAAGTTACCAGGTTGAATGATGCGCCCACGTGCTACGTGTTTTTTCTTAGAAATTGGTACCGATTGCCTTGCCGCTTTAACCGTGCTATTTGCCACTTGTTTAAGCAAACCGATAACTTCCCTTTTCTTATCCTTATCATTGCCTAAAGCTTTGATTTTTATTTCCAATTCAGGAAACCCAGTTATTTCTACAAATGGTTTAGCCATTACACATACAATTTAACCATTAGTTGCAAATGCTTTTTTCTACCTAATTCTTTTACATGAATTACATCGAAAGTTTCATTTCCATCTTTAACCTTTAATGCGTTGCTTTTTGCTAAAATTTCAGCATTGTAACGAATTGCATAAGTGCGATTTACCAAATGGCGAATTTTACCTTCTGCATCTTCATTACCGGAAATCTCATTCATGTAGGCAAAAGGATTCGCAATTACTTCTTCAGTAGTTGTAACACTACCTGTAGAAGTAGGCACTTTCACTAACTCAATAACTTCAATTTTGCGGTCCATTTGCCCGATGAAAGGATTTTCCATGACTAGAATTTTTTATAAGTTCGAAGCAAAGACATTGCAGCAGTAGACATTACTTCTGCTCTATCTTCTCTACGTTCATACATATCAGCAACCATTAATAAAACAGCTTGCGAAATAGGTTTATCGATTGCAGTCATTCCTACTTTAATAGTAGCAGTTACTGCATCAAATCTATCTTGAACGGTAGGCAAATCAGTTTTAAAACGCAAAGCAAAACGCTTACTGGTTTCAGCAGTTAGCGAATAATTTGCCGCATCCATAATAACTTCATCTTCTACACCTTGTTCAAAATATTTTACAGATGTAACTTCTTTCAAAGGAAATGCTTCAAACACCAACGGATTATCAAAACCAGTCATTTTGATGATCATATTTTTTTCTGTAATATGTCCACCAATATAGTTTTCTGCTTGGGTTACTGCTGCATCAATATAATCCTGGATTAAATCATCTTCATCCATAAAATCAGCTTCCACTCGCAAATGCTTTTTAGCTTTTGCTAAGGTTACTACTGTTGTAGCAGTTCCGGGTGTTATTTGTACATCTGTTACCATTTCGATTACTTTTTAACTAATTCAACCGCTTTAGCTTCAACAAGTTCGTTTGCTTGTTTTTCTTCAATTTCAAAAACTTGACCAGCACTCCATGCTAATCCATAAGTTCCTGCTAGATTTACTAAAGCTTCTACTTTTACTTTTTTAGAAGAAGGTGCTTTTTCAGCACCTTCTTTATTTTTAGCATCTGCCATCTTAATTTAATTAAGCAGTTAACAATGCGTTTTTAGCAAATGCTTTAGGATTAGCAATTTGCATGTCAGCATGTGTATTTAACACTAAACGTACTGAATTAGATAAATCAGCAGAATAAGGATTAATTGACACATTGATTGCACCCCATTGACCAATAGTCA